ATTTACCCAAGAGCAGGTTATTGAATTCATTAAGTGTAGAGAAGATCCGATTTACTTTGCAAATAATTATGTAAAGATTGTTTCTTTGGATGAAGGTTTAACTCAGTTTAATCCATATGGGTTTCAAGAAAATTTAATTCATAATTTTCATAATAATAGATTTAATATCTGCAAGATGCCACGACAGACTGGCAAATCAACTACTGTTGTATCTTACCTTTTACATTATGCTGTTTTTAATGACAGTGTAAATATTGGAATTCTGGCAAATAAAGCAGCGACAGCAAGAGAATTGCTTAGTAGATTACAAACTGCATATGAGAACTTGCCAAGATGGATGCAGCAAGGTATCATATCATGGAATAAAGGTTCTTTAGAGTTGGAAAATGGCAGTAAAATATTGGCATCTTCTACGTCTGCAAGTGCTGTCAGAGGTATGTCTTTTAACATCCTCTTTCTCGACGAGTTCGCGTTCGTCCCAAATCACGTTGCTGACTCGTTTTTTGCATCTGTTTATCCTACTATTACTTCTGGCAAAAACACCAAAGTAATTATCGTTTCTACTCCACACGGTATGAATCATTTCTACCGCATGTGGCATGATGCTGAAAGAAAAAAGAATGAATATATTCCTACGGAAGTTCATTGGTCAGAAGTTCCTGGTAGAGATGTTATATGGAAAGAACAAACAATTGCCAATACTTCTGAGCAGCAATTTAAAGTAGAATTTGAATGTGAATTTTTAGGTTCTGTCAATACGCTCATCAATCCAGCAAAACTCAAAACATTAGTATATGATGAACCAATAAAAAGAAATGCTGGGTTAGATATTTACGAAAATCCAATCAATGATCATAATTATTTAATTACAGTTGACGTTGCCCGTGGACTAGGAAATGATTACTCCGCTTTTATAGTTTTTGATATTACAACATTTCCATATAAAGTAGTAGCAAAATATAGAAATAATGAGATAAAACCGATGTTATTTCCAAATATAATTTTGGATGTGGCTAAGGGGTATAATGAGTCTTGGTTATTAATTGAAGTGAATGATATTGGAGATCAAGTTGCCAGTATCCTCCAATATGACTTAGAATATGAAAATATTTTAATGTGTGCTATGAGAGGTAGAAATGGACAAATTGTTGGATCTGGGTTCAGTGGTAAAAAGACATATCTTGGGGTAAGAACGACTTCAGCAGTTAAAAAATTAGGTTGTTCAAATTTGAAAACTCTTCTTGAAGATGATAAGTTAATAACTAGTGATTATGAAATCATATCAGAATTGACAACTTTTGCTCAAAAAGGAAATTCTTTTGAAGCAGAAGAAGGATGTAATGATGATTTGGCAATGTGTCTCGTGATTTTTTCTTGGTTAGTTGCTCAAGAATATTTCAAAGAAATGACAGATAATGATGTACGTAAAAGAATATATGAGGAGCAAAAAAACCAAATAGATCAAGATATGGCACCATTTGGTTTTATTTCTGATGGGTTTAATAATGAATCTAGTTTTGTAGATAAAACTGGTGATAGATGGTATACAGATGAGTATGGGGATATGTCTTATATGTGGGATTATATGTGATGGAAATAAATGATCAATTAGAGGTTGAGCACTTACTATTTTTTGATCGAAGATGTAGAGTATGTGGGAAAATTAAAAATTTAATAGAAGACTACTATCTATCAAGAAAAAATAGAAAAACATTGCCTTCATCATATTCGTATGAATGTAAAGAATGTACCATAATAAGAATAAAGAAAAATAAAAAGACATTAACTAATTGGAATTGGGAATATCCTGATTGGTAGATTTCATGCACCGTTTCCCCAGTGAAAAAGTATATTTTAATAAATATTTTTAGATCACATGGATGCGAGGACACATAAGATGCCATTAAATTTAGCATCTCCTGGAGTTAAGGTAAGAGAGGTAGATCTTACTACGGGAAGGGTTGATCCAGTTTCTGCAAGATCTGGTGGACTTGTTGCTCCTTTTGCACAAGGTCCCGTAGATCTTCCAGTTTTGATTGGATCAGAAAAAGATTTATTAGATAATTTTGGAAAACCATATAGCAATGATAAGCATTATGAGCATTGGATGACTGCATCTTCATATCTTGCTTATGGGGGTAGTTTAAGAGTCATTAGAGCAGATAGTGACTTATTAAATAATTCTACCGATAGTGGTGCTACATTAAAAATTAAAAATGTAGAAAATTATGAGCAACTTCAATATGACGAAAATATAATTCCTGGAAGCACAATTATTGCAAAAAATCCAGGTTCTTGGGCAAATGGATTAAGAGTTGCGGTTATTGATTCAAAGACAGATCAAACTCTGACATTAGATAGTTATACCAATATTGAAGTTGGTATGGGTGTATCACAAACAGTTCTTCCAGGAACTGTTGTATCTGGTGCTGGAACTACATCTACATTAAATGGATATTTTAAAGGAATTGTTACTGGTGTAACTACTGCTGGAACTAATGCTGGAGTTGAAGTAAAATTTGTTTCTCATGTCGATGAAAATGGCACGGAAACAAATAAAGATTATCAGTATAATGGAATATATAGATTTAATACTGGCGATATAAAAATAGTTGATGTTAATTCACCAACAGTTCCAGCAGATACTACTGTTTCAACAAGAGGTTCATTGAATAGCACTCCTGCTACTCATACACAAGGAACCAGTGTAGATACTTATTATCTTGAAGAAACTTTATTATTAGATCAACCAGGTGGAGCAAACTTATCTCCTAGCGACACTACTATTGGAATTTCAACATCTAATTTAGGAAATATTTCTGACAAATATCTTATCATTGGCAATGAGATTATTTTCTTGGGTGGAGCAGCTACTGTTAATGAGGGAACTATATCTGGGATAACAAGAGCACAAGATGGTACTGCTGCTTTGACCCATTCAGATGGAGACGAAGTAAAAGTAGTTACTAAGATTGCTGGAGCAGGAACTTTATCTTCAGCAGTACAAGATGTAGATGAAACTTCGATTTTATTAAGTGGTGTATTGGGTGGTGAATTAAATATTGGGGGTCTTTTCAAAATTGATAGTGAATTCTTCACTGTAACTAATGTTATTAGTAGTGGAACAATTATAGCAAAATCGTGCAACTCAACCTCTGATTGGTTCCAAAATCAAAAAATATCAGTTTCTTCTAATAGTGTTGGTGGTACTGAAACTGTCAATACGATTGATTGGAGTTCAATTGCTGATAGACCAGGAACATCAGATTATGCTTCAAGGAGAGGAGCAAGATTTGATGAGGTTCATGTTGTTCTCATTGATGGTGATGGTAGAATTACTGGAAATTCAGGATCAATTCTTGAAAGGCATTTAAATCTATCAAAAGCAAAAGATGCTCAATTTTCGACTGGAAGTCCTTCATACTGGAGAAGTTATTTAAAAGATAATTCTGCATATACTTTTGCAGGTGGTGCTCCTAGTGGAATAACAGACTCTGGTTTTTTAACTGAATGGAATGTTTTCTCAGATAAAGGGTGGGATCAAAATAGTGAAGATATTAATAATGGTCCAATTATTTTTGGTGGAGCTGGGAATTTAAATTATGTTTTAACTGGCGGAAAAAATTATGATGGATCAACAAACATTGAAAATTCCGGTGCTCTTACAACAACATTGGGTAAATTATCAAGTGGATATAATATTTTTAGAGATGATGAGAATTCTATTGTAGATTTCTTGATCATGGGTTCTGCCAACTACTCTATTGATGAAGCAAGGGCACTTGCAGAACAATTAATTTCAATTGCAGACTTTAGAAAAGATTGTATTGCGTTTATTTCTCCATATAGACAAGCATTCTTAATAGATACTGATTCTGGAACAGTAACTGTTAATGATAGTGAGACTATTACAAATAAAGTATTAGAATATTATTCACCATTAACTGCATCTTCTTATGCAGTGTTTGATAGTGGATACAAGTATATGTTTGATAGATTTGCAAATACGTTCAGATATGTTCCATTAAATGGCGATATCGCTGGTATTTGTGCTCGTAATGATGTCGATAGTTTCCCATGGTTCTCTCCTGCGGGAACAACAAGAGGAACAATTCTCAATTCAATTAAATTGGCATATAATCCATCTCTATCTCAAAGAGATAGATTATATTCAGCAAGAGTAAA